CAATCAAACGCAGGCAGACAGCAGGTATTGCTTTGGAAGCAACGCCGGGAACGGCAGTTGCCCCGACACATTATTTTGAGTTTTTGGAGTGCGATCTCGCGGAAAAAATGGGGATTATCGGCGACACGCAGGCGCGGGGTTCGCGCTATGCCGAAGGCCCGGCACCGGTTGAAGGTAAAAAGTCCGGCGAAGGCAAGATTGAGATTTGCGTTGATCCGATAATTTTTCCATATTTTGCGGCATTGGCGTTAGGTTCGGTTTCCAGCGAGGTGAGCGGCGATGATTACAAGCACACATCGGTTTTATCCGGCGGCAATGACCCTCTATCGGCCACGATCTGGCGCGGGCGCGTGGTTGACGACCGGCAATTCGCCAACGCGGTGGTGAATACGATGGAAATTTCGTTTGCCGATGATGTCGTCAAAGCGACGATTGATTTGCTTTCAAAATATCCGACAACGCAAACCAGAACGCCGACAAAAACAGACTTGAAGATTTACACATTTAAAAATGCTAGTTTGAAAATTGATAATGACACATTTAAAGTGCAAGAGTTTTCACTGAAAGTTGAAAATAACGTTGAGGCTAAATACGCGCCCGGAAGCAATGATGTTGACCGATTTATTGCCAAAGAATCAAAAGTGTCCGGCAGTTTCAAGCTGTTGTTTGAGACGACCGACCAGCGCACCGTATTTGAGGGACTAACCAAACAGGCGATGGTCTTGACGCTTACCGGCGACGATGGCGACAGCATTACCATCACCATTCCGCGATTACGGATTGAAAATTGGACAGAAGACGGCGGCCTTGGCGACGCAACGATGGAAGCCATTGAATTTACCGCCGAAGAAAGCGATGAGAGCGGCGAAGAGAATGTTATCACCATTGAGACCGTCAATTCCGTGGCCGAATATTTGGCCGAAGCATAAATTTAATCAAGGCGGGTGGAATTAACCGCCCGCTTTAATAAAAAAATGGAAACAAAAAAAATTGTTTGTCCGTTTTCTAAAACGGAAGTGGAGTTGAAAGCGTGGATTACGGGAGAAGAGAACAACAAGATTAGAAAGCAAATGCTTGACCACAATATGGCGATGAAAAGCGATATTGAAGTTAATTTGGGCGAAGCTGTCGTCAAAACCGAAAAAGCGAAAGTTGATGTAGTTGTTATTTCGGTTGCTGGCGAAAAAAAGAATATCTATGACAAAATTTGCGCAATGAGAAAATGCGATTATTCTTTCGTGATTGACGAAGTCAACAAAATTGCCGATGATGTTGATTTTTTATCCGAAGGCGGGAAGCCCGCCGATGGTATCGCCTCGGCAAGTTAACGCCGGAGATGCAGATTGTGGCGATATGCCAAGAATTCGGATGGGATTATTACCAGTATATGGAACAGCCGAAGTGGTTTATAGGACTTCTACAAGACAAAATGGAGATTGACGCGCAAGAGGCGAAAAAGGCGAGCAAAAAATAACCGCCTCATTTGAAGAGGCGGCGGAAAATAATTTTAATTGATTTTATTGGTTCATATAAACCACAAAACTATAAAAAAGTAAAATGGCCGACCAAACACTACAATTCATCATTACCGCCCAGAACAACGCAAAGCAAGCATTTAATGAGGCAAAAAATCAGTTAAAAGATTTTGAGAAAGAGACAAAAGACGTATCCGACACCATCAAAAAGATGACGGCTGGTTTTGCGGTTGTTGGCGCGGCAGTGGGGGCTTTTGGGGTTTCTTCAATCAAGGCGGCGGCGGATATTGAAACGCAAAAAATAGGATTCCAAACATTGCTTGGGAGTATGGAGGAGGCCGATGAAGCAATCAAAATGATACAAAGGGACGCGGCCAGCACGCCATTTGAATTTGCCGGCTTGGTAGAAGCAAATAAAGCGTTAACACTGGTAACAAAAGATGCCATTCAAAGTGAGCAAGTTTTGCTTGATGTGGGGAAGGCTTTGGCGGCGGGGGGAAAGGGGCAAGCCGAATTGGATAGAATTATTATGAATTTGCAACAGATTGGCAATACCGGAAAAATTACCGAAATGGATATTCGCCAATTTGGTTATGCGGGCGTAAATATACTTGAATTGCTTGCAGACTATTATGGAACAACCAAAGAAGCGGCGAGCGAAATGGTCAAAGATAGTGATAGCGCCTTTAATGATTTAGCGGCGGCCTTTGCAATGGCAGGTGGCGAGGGCGGCAAATATGCCGATGCTTTTAGCAATGCAGGTGGGTCTTTAAATCAAACGTGGTCTAACTTGCAGGATGCTTGGAACATATTTTTAGCGAATGAAGGGGCAAAATTACTTGAATGGGCAAAGAGTTTTATTCAAATTGCTACAAAAATTGTTCAAGAAACTTTGCCAAGTTGTATAGAAAAAATAGAAGAATTTACAAAATGGTTCAGCGAAAATAAAACAGCTATCGCCGCGGCCGCAGGAGTTATTACTGGATTGTTAGTCCCTGCAATTACAGGGTATATGATACCCGCTTTTGTCAATGCGGCAAATATGATTGCCGCAACAATAAAAGTTTTGACATTCGGCAATCCTTGGGGTATTGCTATTGGTTTGATAGTTGCTTTGGCCGCGGCAATCATTATGAATTGGGATTTGATTAAAGAGAAAACGATTGAAATTTGGAACGCAATCAACGATTTTGTTTCTGGTGTTTGGGGAAATATCGTTTCAACAGCACAATCGGTATGGGGCGGGATTACTGACTTTTTTGGCGGCGTGTGGGAAGGAATTAAGGAAGTATTTAAATTTGGCGCGGCGTTGGCGGTGGGGTTGGTGATTGAATACTTTAATCTGTTTGGAATTGATATTGTTGCCACAATGCAAACAATAATCAGCGCACTACAAGTGGCTTGGACGACAATTCAGGCGGCTTTCAGTTCGGCTTTGGGAATGGTGCAAAATGTTTGGAATGCGGTATGGACGGCAATCAGCGGATTTATCAGCCCGATTTGGGAGGGAATAAAAACGGTTGTTGGCGACGCTTGGCAATGGATTTCCGATAAATTCAATGAATTTGCAGAACCGATAAGCGATGTATGGACATCAATGTGGAATGCGCTGTCTGATGTTTTTGAATCAGTTTGGGAGGGAATTAAAAATACATTTAAGGGTGTAATCAATTTTATTATTAAAGGCATAAATTCGGTTGTTAATGCACTTAATTCCATCACGCGAGCGGGAAGTAAAACTCTGGGAATGAGCGTTATTAGTTTGCCAACAATTCCAATGCTTGCCGAAGGCGGCATCGTTTCCCGCCCGACGCTGGCGATGATTGGCGAGGCCGGGCCGGAAGCGGTCGTGCCTCTTTCTAATGCGTTTGGGCGCGGTATGGGCGGTTATATGACATTCGCGCCGGTGATTAACATTACGGGCGGCTACTACCTGGATCGTGATGCCGCCGATGAGATTGGGGACAAGATTATGGAGAAATTAAAGAAAACGATGAAACTGTAAAATGAATATTTCTATTTCTATATCTGGAATTGACCGCACGGATGATATTGATTTTGACACGATAAGCAAAACGGACGCGATCAACGAGGAAAAAGATACGCTTTCTTTTTGCGTGGATAAAACCGATGGACACGGATTTGTTCCCGAAGTCAATCAGGAAGTCGTGATGCAAATTGACGGCCAGACAGAGTTTGGCGGGGCGATTACGCAGGTTAAAAAATCGCTGGTTGACGGGCGCCGGGTGGTGTTTGAGGTTGAATGTTGCGATTACACGCAGTATTTGAACCGCAAGCTGGTTTTGAAAAGCTATGCCAACAAGACGGCCAATTACATCATTACCGATATTGTGAGCGAATATGCGCCGGATTTTACGGTCAATAATGTTGATTGCGACATTCAAATTAAAACAATGCTGTTTAACCGGATGACGGTTTCCGAATGCTTGGAAAAATTAAGCGAAGCCACCGGATATTACTGGTATGTGGATTACGACAAGGACATTCATTTTTTCGCGCAGGAAGATAATGCGGCCCCGTTTTCTATCACCGATGACAACGGCAACGCGTTAAAAAACACTTTGGAAATTACCGACAGCATTGACCAGATAAGGAACTCGGTCACCATCCGCGGCAGTGAAGAGCGCGGGGTTGAGCGCACCGAAACCTATATCGGAGTTGAAGACCAGATGATATTCCCGCTGGCCAATAAATTCGCCGAAGAGCCGACGGTTGAGGTTGACGGCGTGGCGGTGGATGTGGGGGTTGATTATCTCACCGGAGAAGAGGAAGCGGATTGCTTTTGGTCATACGAACAAAAATCGTTGCGGTTTAAAAGCAGTATGGCAAGCAAGAAAGTTGAGATTACCGGAATTCCAATGTTTCCGATTTTGGTGAAAATACCGGAATGGAACTCAATCAACGAATACGGCGAATATGAGTTTTTTAAAGAAGACAAATCCATCACCAGCCGATCCGAGGCCTACCAATACGCAATGGCACAGTTGGCGGCCTACAAAGACGGCGTGATTGAGGGAGAGTTTGAAACCGATGTCGCCGGACTGCGAAGCGGCCAGATAATCAATGTCAATTCGGAATTGATGGGAGTTGACGAGGATTTTCTCATCCAGAAAGTTTCGGCAAAATATGTTGCCAAAGACAAAGCCGTTTGGTCGGTGAAGCTGGCCACGATGCGGACGATGGGAATTATCCAGTTGCTTCAAAGACTGATTAGATACCGCACGATCAAGGAGTTTGATCCCGAAAACTTGTTGACGCTGGCGCAGTTTGCCGACGGGCTGGGGATTACCGACGCCATAGACTTTGATTATGCGGTGAGTTCCGCGCCATATCTATACGGCACGGCAAGATATGGTTTTGCCACTTACTCATAAACTTATGAAATTACAATCAAAGAAAATTTTCAAAGGGAAATATCGCTTCAATGTATATAGGGCAGGAACGAAAGAACTTATTAGACAAACCGACTGGATTGAAAATTTGATTATGCTTGGCGATGGATATGGCGCGAATATCGCAATTAAAAATTTGCTTGGCGATTGGACTCATAATTTGGAAATAACTTCGGCTTCGGTCGGCACGGGAGATACTGCGCCCGCCGATAGCGATACCGATTTGGAAACACCTATTTTGGAAAATATCCAAATCGCGACAAGGGAAGAAACTGCCGATGATGAAGCTACATTCCATTTTTTTATGAATGATGGACAACTTCCTGATAATACTTATAAAGAATTTGGGATTTTCTGTGGCACGCAATTATTCGCAAGGTCGTTAATTACGCCTACATATACCAAAACAAGCGGGCAAGATATTGATTGTGAATATGTCATCACAATCGCTAATTCATAAATAAATTATGGCAACTCATTCAAACGGAGAAACAATTGAAGCCTCGCATATCAATGAAAAATTTGATACTGCGAATGTAGATACCGATACTTCGCTGGCGGCAAATAGCGACAGCAAGGTTGCTTCGCAAAAAGCAACTAAAAGCTATGTGGATACCAAAGATAGTGCGAATGTCAAAACAAGCGGCGACCAAACTATCAATGGCGTCAAAACTTTCGGTTCTATCCCCGTCCTTCCCGCCAGCAACCCGACAACGGATAATCAGGCGGTGAGAAAGGCGTATGTGGACAACAAATTCAATAATTTATATGTTGCGGGAACTGATTATACTGTTGTTTATTTACCGACGGCACGAACTACGACGGCAACGAGCTATACAATCCAAAAAGGAGCAAAGATTGGATTTGGTGGAACAGTCAAGGTTTCGTTTAAGTTAAAAACATATAACAGTTCTACAACTGTTTACGGACGGATTTACCGCAATGGTGTGGCGGTGGGGACAGAAAGAAGCAC